TGAAGAGATCACATGTGCTACAGGTTGGTGCATCAAGTCCATTGATTATCTCATTGTGCTCTCATGACACTCACTCACCTCAATTATCAAGAGATTGATGCCCTGATGGCAATTCTTGAGAGTTATGAATTCAAAGATGGGTTCATGTTCGCATAAAGAATTCGGGGGCATTCGTGCCCCCTTTCTTTATACTCAGGTCAGCCGCGGGTGGACGGTTGAGGCACTGTCCACCAGCACCGCCTGATGCCCCCCTGATGCCTCTATACTGATCTCAGTTCAAACGACACCGATGACCCGCTACGACGTGATCTGCCCCTCTGCTCCCTGGGAGAACACTACCACCGATGAGGATCGTGCCTACGACCTCTGCTACTCTCTCAGTGAGGAATATGGTTACTGTGAGATCCGCCAGAATGGCATGGTCATCGCAGACTACGGCAACCCTGCCACCTTCTTGGGGTGACACCTGAGGGGGTGGCACACACCCCCTTGCAATCGGCACCAATCCCTGCCATACTAAGAGCATGAAAAACACACACCTTGAGCATCCTGAAGATGTCATCCTCACGGGCAACCTTGACGTTCTGGATTGGTTCGTTAATCGTGGCACTCTCAGTGTTAAGATTGACGGTGCTCCCGCTATTGTTTGGGGCACAAATCCCGCAAACGGTAAGTTTTTCGTTGGCACCAAAGCAGTCTTTAACAAAGTAAAGATCCGCATCGCTCACAATCATGAAGAGATCGATCAATTCTATGCTGGCGAAGTTGCAGAAATTCTGCACGCTTGTTATGATTGCCTTCCTCATTCAGACTCCATTCTCCAGGGCGATTTTATCGGGTTTGGTGGATCTTCTGAATACAAGTCCAACACTATCACTTACCAGTTCCCAGAGGTAGTGAATCAAAGGGTCATCATTGCACCCCATACGGTGTATGAAGCAAACGATGATCTGCGTGACAGTTGGGCACTCCCTCTGATGGAGAATCTGCAGAGCACTGATGACGTTCTGTTTGTGAAACCTGATGCTTACATTGCATACGGTCAGACTTCCTTTGCTGATGTAAAGGACATCTGTGATTTTGCCCGTCAGATGTCAACGGCATGTGAGTTTGTTTCTGACAAGGAAGCAGCAAAGATTAAGCAACAACTCAATGCTCTCATTCGCGCTGGTGAGCAAATCACTGTGGAGAATGTGAATGAGTTTGATTGTGACCCTAACCTGATCCGTTTGTGGGCGCTGGTGAAGTCGATCAAAGACGATTGCCTCTACCTGTGCCGCAACAATGGTCCTGCAGCATACATCAACGGCAACCGTATTGATGCTGAAGGGTATGTGATGAGCAATGAGTTTGGTATGTTCAAACTGGTGAATCGTGAGGTATTCTCCTATCATAATTTCAACAGCGGGCGATTTCAGATGGCATAAGCAACACTAATGGGTCAGGGGGTTGACTTCCCCCCTGCCTGCTGCCATACTACTATCAGTTCAAACGGGACCCGATGATTACGACCTCCTTTGCCTACGGCGACTCCTACGGCATCTCCGACCGCTACGGCGACGATGAGAGGGAGCATGATGACCTGATGAGCGCCGAGGACTATGATGCCCGCGCTGCCTGGCGTGACGGTTGGGCAAGTGACACACAAGGTCGCTGGTGACCCCCTCCCTGCCCTTATACTGATTCAGTCAACCACAGACAACCCAATGGCAACCGCAACCTACCAGACCAACCTCACCGACCGCACCTACAATGGTTGGACTAACTACGAAACCTGGAATGTTGTGCTCTGGATTGAGAATGATGAGAGCATTCAAGACTACATTCAAGAGCACGAAGTCTGCTGCTATGAAGAACTGCTGGATCTGTTCTATGCTTGTGGCAGTACTGAAACCCCTGACGGTGTGAAGTGGGCAGACCCTAAGGTCAACCGCGTCGAAATCAACGGTGACGTGTTCGATTTCTAAACCGTCCACCAGGGGGGCAGCGACCCCCCTCCGACCCTGTAGAATTCTTCCATACCAAACGGACCGAAACCATGAAAGTCTACGCTGTTATCGGTGGCGCTGATTATGAAGGCGAGTCCTTTGATTCCCTCCGCCTGTTCGATTGCCGCTCCACTGCCGTCGCCTACCATAAGGCACTGACGGAGGATGAGGGATTCGATTATGCTCTGCTGCGTGAGCAGGAGGTCTGCATGGAATCCGCCCTGGCAACCGCCTGAGCAACTGGCACACGGGGGCTAGGAACCCCCTCTCCCGACCCTGTAGAATTCTCTCACAACGCAAGACACCCGATGCGCTTCGAAGTCCGTTACCAGACCCCCTACAACCACACCGAGTGGCGCTCTCAGTGGTTCGCCAGTAAAGAGGAGGCAGACCGTATGGTAGAATTCTATCGCTCCTGCGGTTCCCCCTCTCACATCGCTCCCTCCTCCCTGGCACAACTGGAACGCTGACCCGATGGGAATGGCAGCGCCCCTAAAGACTCCGCCAACCTTTCTACCTGAATTCTGATGACCCGCGACCTGGCACTCTCCCTGCTCCGCACTGGCAGCAACGGCGATCAAATCCTCCAAATCCTGGAGACCCTCACCGCCGACATTGAGCAGGCAAATATCGCTGATGCCGCTGCCCACTACGCTGCCATCAGCGCCCCGACCCTGCAGGAAGTCCAATTCTGAAACCGCACACTCAGGGGGTTGGCAAACGACCCCCCGACCCTGTAGAATTCTCAAGCAACCGACAGAGGACCTGATGACCTTCCCCGATCTCATCGCTGAAATCACCAACCCTGAGAACGGCACCATCTACTGGATTGAAGCGGCACACGCTGCCAAGCAGCACGGTCTGTGGGATGACTTCCGCACCGACTATGGCACGACCTCTGCCTTTGGCGGGGTTGACGCTGGTGAGTTCCTGGTGTGGTTGGGGTATTGACCCTGGCGCCCCGACCCTGTAGAATTCTCAAGCAAACCGCAACCGACCCGATGCGCTTTCCCCTCTCTCAAGCAACCCGCCTCACCGACCGCCAGACCGTGTGGGTCTCTGCCTCCGACAATGCCAAGAATGCGGACGGTCGCCCCTCTCAGTTCGTTCACTGGGGTGTGCCGACTGCCATCATCGCGGGGCAGTATGCTGAGGCATTCGCCAAGGGGTGAGGGGTCCTCCCCCCTTCCCTCTCTACAGATCACACCCCCTCACCGATCATGATGACCCTTCCCACCGTGATGACTCCTGCCGATCTGAATGCTGCCATCGCCTCAGGTGCCATGACCTTCCGCCGCCTGCCCACTGCCCATGGTGCTCGCTCCAATCGTTGGGCGGATCGGATCAAAGGCGGCAGCACTCGTGTTCGGACCCATGGTGGGGCAGCAGGATCCCGTGGCACCTCTATGACCACTAAGGCATCTGCGCTGGCAGACGTGCGCTGAGGCAGTGGGGCGCTGTTCGTTCGTTTCAGCAGGCAGTGCCCCCCGTATCCGCCGTCCCGTGGCGCGGGGGCGTATTTAAAATCCAATGGATCCCTAAGGCTATAAAGTGTTACGGAAGCGCGATAAATCATAAAGGCATTTTGAAATCATAAAAGTAAATACACTCAAAATCAAAAAATTTTTCGAAAAATTTTTTAATTGCAAAGTCGATATAAATTATCAAAACAATATATAATTTGAAAAACGTAAATTCATATACACAAAATGAAAAAAAATTCCGGAGACATTTTTGAATCTATAGAGGTCGATCCAATCAGTGGAGAATATTATATTACAATTCCAGAACAAATTATGAATGAACTTTCATGGTACGAAGACACAGAAATCTCCTTTAAAATAGAGGGTGATGAAGTAATTCTTACAGAAAAAAGCACTAATTGACAGCATATAGATAATACTGTATGATACTGAAGTAACAACTTTCTATTATGGCTAAAGGATTTACAGTAAAAGCAAAAGTTCCACAACCATCAACAAAAGAAGAAGAGTGGGACTATAATTTGGCAAAGGAAATGGTTAGAGGTAAATCTATCGTTTTCTGTTTACCTGGAAGAGGGGTTTCTTACACCTATCTGAAAAACTTTGTTCAACTTTGTTTTGATCTAGTTCAGGCAGGAGCAAATATTCAAATTTCTCAAGACTATTCATCAATGGTTAATTTTGCAAGATGCAAATGTCTTGGAGCAAATGTACTTCGAGGACCAGATCAGATTCCCTGGGATGGAAAACTTAAGTATGATTGGCAGTTATGGATTGATTCTGATATTGTTTTTAATACAGAAAAATTCTGGCAACTGGTCTTGATGGACAAGGATATTTCTGCTGGTTGGTATTGTACTGAAGATGGTCATACAACATCAGTGGCACACTGGTTAGATGAAGAAGATTTCAGAGGAAATGGTGGTGTAATGAATCATGAAACTCTTGAAAGTATTTCAAAGCGTCGTAAACCATTTACAGTAGATTATACAGGATTTGGATGGGTATTGATCAAGCATGGTGTTTTCGAACATTCTGAAATGAAGTATCCTTGGTTTGCTCCTAAGATGCAAGTCTTTGAATCTGGAGAAGTTCAAGACATGTGTGGAGAAGATGTATCATTCTGTTTGGATGCAAAGGAAGCAGGATTTGAAATTTGGTGTGATCCTCGCATTCGCGTTGGACACGAAAAAACAAGAGTTATTTGATATGTCTAACGAAACTTACAATATTCTCTGTAAAGGTCGTAGAATATATACAGGACTTACGCAGGAAGAATATTTCAATGTAATGCAGGACTTGTCAATTGAATATTATCAGACAGGTTCTCCAAGACCTGAAGATCTTGAAACTGAAATTTTAACGGAGAGTAAACTATGGCAAAAGGCGGATCGCTAAAAAATGGTTCTTATATTCCAGGACGTCCTAAGAAGTCTCGTCAAGGAAACGGAGGGGGCACTAAGTATGCTTCGTCTTCTCGTAATGGAGCAAGGAAGAAATATAGGGGTCAGGGTAAAGGATGATTGATGACGATACGCAAGCATGGGAAGCATATCCAAAATACCGATGGGTGTTCAACAAACTTGAAGTTGCAATGCGATTTGGATATGAATGTGGACCTGCTTGCGTACCAGTCAAAAAGAAAGGATCTTATATTATAAGACCGATTTATAATTTATTTGGTCAAGGAATTGGTGCAAAAAAGCAATTCCTTGACCCTGATTTACATACGGAAGATATGATCCTTCATAAATTTGTTCCTCCTGGTTACTTTTGGTGCGAATATTTAAATGGAGATCATTATAGTATTGACTATAAAAGAGAAAATAATCAATGGGTCCCTTTTAGTGCAATGATAGGAACTCATGAAAATGAAAAAAATCTGGTTAGATTTGAAGTTTGGGAGAAAGTGGAGGTTCCAAATTTCGTTCTTCCAGATTTTTTGCACGAAATAGATGTAGAATATTTAAATATCGAGTCAAAAAATGGAAATCCATTCGAAATTCATTTAAGAACTGGCAATGATCAGATATGGGATTTGCCGAT